CAGTAATTCCAAATCCATTTACAGTCGATGAGTTTGAATACAGTGACAAAAAAGATGATTACTTTCTATTCTTCGGTAGAGTATGCGAAGAAAAAGGCGTGCATCTAGCAATTCAAGCCACAGCAATTCTTGGAAAAAAACTTATTATTGCTGGTCCAGGTTCTTTACAGCATTTGGGTTATAGCACAACGCCTTCACATGTTGAGATGATTGGTTATGCTGGACCCGAGAAGAGAAAAGAACTAATGAAGAATGCAAAGAGTTTGATTGCATTAACATATTATGTTGAACCATTTGGCAACATGATTATTGAAGCCAATCTTTCTGGCACTCCTGTGATTACAACAGATTGGGGTGCATTTCCTGAGATTGTTTTACAGGGAGAAACAGGTTATCGTACACGCGATTTTAAATCTATTCTAACTGCTATCGAATCGATTGACAATATTAAATCAGAAAATTGCAGAAAATGGGGTTTAAACTTCTCCGATGAGAAAGTACATGAGCAGCATCATCAGTACCTACAAAAAGTCATAAAGAATAAATTCTATGAATAAACTTGTAGTTGTTGGTTCCTCAATTCAACCGAGAGATGGAAAATTTACATACAGTAAAACACGTTCCATTTTCGACAAAGAGGAGCGATTTAGACAAACGTTCTTTACAATTAATTCAATTAAAAATACTCTTCCAGATGCGACGATAAAAATAGTCGACTCATCAGATGATTACAGAGAGTATATGGGATTTTTTAGTTTTTTTAAAAACGTGGAGTTCATACCACTTAAAGAAATATCATATACTGTTTTTGAGAAAGTAAATACGCATTTAAACAAAAGTTATTGCGAAAGTTTGTTGCTTAACACTTTCTATAAACATTTTAAAAAAGAAATACAAAGTCATGACTTTGTCATCAAAGCCACAGGAAGATATTTCTATGACAACTTTAATGATGCATTGTTTATCGAAGAAAATAAAGATAAAATTTTCTTCAAAAAGCCACTGCAGTTTAAATGGAACGATGCTTGGAATTATTGGATGATTGATGAAAGAACCATTCAGGAAGACGATATGCTTCGCCAATATTGCACTGTGCTTTATGGCTTTGGTAGTTCGCAATTAGATAAGATGATAGATATAAATGAGGCATCAATGAGTTTTATTGATAGTGAAGAAATGTATCAATATGACATTGAAACTCTTTCATATTATTTAACGCGACCATTTAAAGATCAATTAATTGAAACAGATTGGCTTGTTTCTGGATGGGATGGCGCTTCTGGCAAATTTATGTATTATTGAGGTCAAGTATGAAGACAAAACTTATAATTGTAGACGATTTCTATACAAATCCAGATTTAGTTCGTGAATATGCACTTACTCAACCTTTCGAGGTCTCAGGCAATTATCCTGGTCTTCGCACACAACCTTATTTGCCTGATGATTTAAAAGAATCGATTCAACATATCATGACTAAAGCTGGTGGCAAGATCACACATTGGTTTGAAGAATCTGGATATACTGGTGCATTTCAAATTTGTACTGCCATTGATAGAACTTGGATTCATGCCGATAGTTTTAATACTTGGGCTGGAGTTTGTTATCTAACGCCTGATGCACCAGTTTCCTCTGGAACTGCATTGTATCGTTATAAAGAAACAAAAGAATATGAAAGACTCAGTAATGATGCGACGCAACTTGATGGGTATGATTATACCAAATGGGAAATGACAGACTACGTTTCTAACAAATATAATCGCTTGGTTTTATATCGTGGTAATTTGTATCATGCATCGTTAGATTACTTCGGAAACAATCGTGAAAACGGAAGATTATTTCAAACCTTCTTTTTTAATACAGAATACTAAATGAAGATTCTACATGTAATTTTCTCATGTAATCGGTTACGATATCTGTTTCCGACTCTTGATTCTTTAAAGAATCTAGATTATGGAAATCATGAAGTTCGAAAAATAATCATAGACGATTATCCTAGAACTCGAAATGATGCCATTTTTGATCTGATCGGTAAACGATATGGGTTTGAAATTTGGAATAATAAAACTAACAAAGGATTATCAGTTAATTGGTCTGATTTCTTCACAAGCCTACAAGGAATGGATGTGGATTATATACTACATCAGGAAGATGACGTTTTACTTAAAGAACCCATAAAAGTAGATGATCTGATCGAATGCCTTGAAACCGATCCTAAAATGGCTTCTGTAGTCTTGCAAAGACAACCGTGGTACTTTCATGAAAAACCCAGTCAGATTGAACCTGATGATACTCCCTTTAAATCATATCATTACAGCAAGAATATAAAAACCTTTCCGATTATCTTTAGTCTATATCGAAAGTCTATTATAGATTTCCCATTTAGAGAATATTGGAAGTTTAATATTAATGAAGGAATGGTTATGGTATATTTAAATCATTTTCATCAGATGTATTCTGCGCAACTCAAGAATTCAGAAGGTCAACATATCATAGAACATATCGGAGAAGAGTCGACAGGCAAACGAATTCTAGAAGGCGAGCCTAATTGGGAACAATTCGCTCATATGGATCCGAATCTTATCTATACGTCGCGAGAGGGCAGATTGGTCGAATAACTAAATATAGAACTACATGCGAGGTTCTAAATGGCAAAACCCCATAGCAAAAACACCCTTAAAGACTTCTGTTTAAGAAATCTAGGGTTCCCAGTTATCGATATTAACGTCGACGACGATCAATTAGACGATCGAATTGACGATGCATTACAGATGTTTCATGACTATCACTACGATGGAACTGAAACGATGTATCTTGCACACAAAGTAACTCAAGGAGATATCGTTAATAAGTATGTTACACTTTCTGATAACATTATCGGAGTGTCAAAAGTGTTTCCTTTCTCGGGGACATCAATAAGTTCTACAAGCAATTCTGCTGATTTTAACATCTTTGATATCAACTATCAAATTCGTTTAAATGACTTTTATAGTTTGTCGGCTTCTTCTTACACTTATTACTATATTGCACGTCAGCATTTGTCAATGCTTGATATGATTATCACAGGTGATATTCCATACACATTTAATAAGAAAACAAATCGTCTGTATCTATGGCAAGATTGGGAAGGTAAACTTGACGAAGGCGACTTTATTGCTTTTCAAGCAAATAGAATTGTAGATATTAATTATTATCAAAACGTATTCAATGATTCTTGGCTTAAAGAGTATACAACACAACTCTTTAAGAGACAGTGGGGTGCCAACATTAAGAAATACGGAAACTATGCACTTCCAGGCGGTCTTGTAATTAATGGAGATGCCATCTTCGGAGAAGCGGTTCAAGAAATTGCAAGATTAGAAGTCAAACTTCGTGAAGTACATGAAGAACCACCAATGATGCTTGTGGGTTAAAATGCCAGTCAGTGTATATTTTAACAATCAGGGATCTATTCGTGAGCAAATGCTCATTGAAGACATGATTATTGAATCGATCAAGAATCATGGAATAGACATTTATTATTTACCAAGAGAATCTCAGTCTGAGCTCGATAAACTTTTCGGAGATGATCCTGTCAAAGTATATCTAAAAGCATATAAGATTGATATGTATCTAGAGTCATTTCAAGACTTCACAGGTCAACAAGAATTTTTTAGTAAATTTGGTTTACAAATTCAAAAAGAAGCAAAGGTTTCTGTCGCGCGACGCACTTTTGAGCGATATGTTCCAGCTCTAATTCGCAATGTTCCAAAAGAAGGCGATTTGATCTGGTTGCCTGTTCAGCAAAAACTAATGGAAATTAAGTTTGTTGAAGAAGAAGTAAACTTCTTCCAGGCTGGTAAAGTTTCACCATATATGTTTTCGTTAAATCTTGAAGCATTTAATTATAATGGTGAAGTGATTAATACGGGTGTAGATGAGATCGATAATGTCGCAGATTTAAATGCTTATGGTGTTGAATTTACGATGCAAGTTGGTGGAACTAACACCTATGAGGCTCGTGAAATAGTTTACCAAGGTCCTTCTTTGGCAAATTCAACAGTGCGCGCATATGTTTCAAGTTGGGATTTACCAGATCGTAAACTTATTTTGCGAAACATTAAAGGTTCATTTGCAGCAAATACATTAGTAATTGGTGCAACATCAAATGCTCAATGGTCTCTTGTAAGCGGCGATACTCAAGAAAATCAAACTGATGCTCTCGAAGAAAATGTGCTTATAGAAAATGAAGCAGATAATATATTAGATTGGACAGAATCTAATCCATTCGGAACAATTGACGAGAACTAAGATGTTATCTGGGCAACATTTTTATCATCGAATCACTCGTAAAATGGTCGTCGCTTTCGGCACGATGTTCAACAATCTAAGATTGTATCGCTATAATTTAGCAGGAACTAATGAGATTGAAAGAATTACCGTACCTTTAAATTATATTACAAAAGAAAAATTCTATCAACGTATTACACAAGATCCTAATTTGGATCGTAGAGTGCAGATGACGTTACCAAGAATGTCATTCGAATTAACAGATATTGCTTATGATACGACAAGAAAACTCTCTCCATTTCTAAGACAATTTGGTGCTTTAAATGATACTCAAATTAAAACTGTCACATTAGCGCCATATAACTTCAACTTTTCATTATACATCTATGTTCGAAACACAGAAGATGGAACACAATTGATTGAACAAATATTGCCATATTTTAATCCAGATTACACCATGACATTAGATCTGGTTGGAGTTGGTAATCCTGTTGATGTGCCTGTAATTTTGCAAAGTGTGAATTATGCGCCAAGTGGATCTGAGGGTCCGCCAGCACAGCTTCGAATGCTGCAATGGAATCTTGGTTTTTCAATGAAGGGTTACTTATACGGTCCACAAAGTAATGTTAAGGTTATTCGTAAGGTTACTGCAAATACTTATGAATACAATACTGGCGGTCTTGAAGCAAAAAGTTTTAAACTCATAACTGGATTTGGTGACTATAAGACTGGTGAACTTGTTTATCAATCACCATCACTCGAAGGTCAACCAGCATTGCTAGAAGGTGCATTTGCTACTGGCTTTGTCTCGTCATGGAGTAATACATCAAATACATTGATTGTAAATGATATCAATGGTTCGTTTAAAACCAATACTAAGATATATGGTGCAGTATCTAATAGTGTTTATATACTAGATACTTATAGATCTACTACAGATTATCAATTGACAAATATTACAGTTACGCCAGATCCACTTTCGGCAAATGCAAATACTGCTTTTGGATTTGATGTTGAAATTGAACATGCACCTAACATTACGTGATTTATGAGTGAAACAGATAAAAACCTTGCAGAAATATTGAATACTGATTATATCCCTCTTGTCAAAGAAGACAAACCAATCACTATTCATAAAGAATCTGGTGAAAATTCAGATGCTCATTACTCACGATCAAACTATTATAATCTAATTGAAAAAGGCAACGAGGCACTTGATGGTATTCTTGAAGTTGCTAAAGAATCTCAGCATCCAAGAGCATATGAAGTCGCTGCGAACATGATCAAAAATCTTTCTGATGTGACAGAGAAACTCATGATTCTCCAGAAACAGCAGCAAGATTTAAAACCAAAGGAAGTTGCACCAACAAATATCACGGTAGACAAAGCAGTGTTCGTTGGATCTACAACTGACTTGCTAAAGAAAATTAAAAATGAATCTTCCGACTCGAATTAAAAATTATCTTGGCAATCCGCTCTTAAAGAAAGTCAATATGCCTGTTTCGCTTACGGAAGATGAGGTCCGTGAGTTTGTGAGATGTTCAGAAGATCCAATCTACTTTATTGAACGCTATGTAAAGATTATTACATTAGATAAAGGTTTTGTGAATATCAATCTTTATCCATTCCAGCATCAAGCAATTAATGATATTAATAACAATCGCAAGGTAATTCTAAAAGCAGGTCGTCAGTTGGGTAAGACGACGATGATTGTTGGTTATATTCTTTGGTACATTCTTTTCAATCAAGATAAATTTGTTGCGATTCTTGCTAACAAAGCACCAACAGCGCGTGAAATTCTGAGTCGTATTAAGATTGCATATGAAGCATTACCACTCTGGATTCAGCAGGGCGTAAAAGTCTGGAACAAAGGTGATATTGAATTAGAGAATAATTGCCGTGTAATGGCTACCTCAACTGCTTCTAGTGCGATCCGTGGTTTCTCTATTTCGCTTCTATATCTTGATGAGTTTGCATTCGTGCCAAGCAATATTGCCGAAGACTTCTTTACTTCCGTTTACCCTACCATTTCTTCTGGTGAAACTTCTAAGATCTTAATCTCATCGACACCGAACGGTATGAATCACTTCTATCGAATGTGGACCGAGGCAGTAGAAGGGCATAATGGTTTCATGCATATTGAAGCCAATTGGCGACAGGTTCCTGGGCGCGACCAAAAATGGGCAGATGAACAGCGTCGAGTTCTTGGTGAACAGAAATATTATCAAGAAGTCGAGACGGAATTTATGGGTTCCTCTGGAACTCTTATTTCTTCAGCAGGACTCAAGAGTTTAGCCTTCGTCACTCCGCTGTCTAGAACAGAAAGCGGTATTTGTGTTTATCATCAACCTATTCCTGGTCGAAATTATATTATTGTAGCAGATACGAGTCGAGGAAAGGGTTTAGATTACTCTGCATTTGTAGTTGTAGATATCACAAAGATTCCATATCAAATTTGTGCGACCTATAAAGATAATAATATAAGCCCTCTAGTATACCCAAGTATCATTAAAAAAATGGGTGAGTATTACAATGGAGCATATGTTCTAATTGAGATTAACGATAATGGACAGCAAGTTGTAGACTCTTTATTCGACGATTATGAGTATGAGAACATTCTATCTACAGTAGAACTTAAGAAACGAATGACACTCACATGGGGTTACGGTAAAAAATCAGACCGTGGTATTCGTACCACTAAATCCGTTAAACGATTGGGCTGTTCGATTTTAAAGAATCTGATTGAATCTCAACAGATTTTAATACAAGATTTCGAAACAATTTCAGAACTCTCTACCTTTATCGCAAGAGGAACTAGTTTTGAGGCTGAAGAAGGGAGCCATGACGATCTGGTAATGTGTCTCGTCCTTTTTTCTTGGTGCACAAGTCAGAACTTCTTCTCCGAAATCAGCGATACGAGTATCAAACAGCGGCTTCATGAACAACAAATGAGGCAAATCGAAGACGAAATGCTTCCGCTTCCCATAACAATGGAAGAACATCGAAATACATTCGTCTCAGATGGTGCAGTTTGGAGCATCGCTGATTATAAAAAGATGGAAAGATTTGAGTAAAAAACCTTAAAAACAGGAATTTACTAAATATTTCGTAGATTTTTTTAATTCTCCATTTATAGGAGCATAAACATGGCGTTTCAATTATCTCCTGGTGTTGTTACCTCTGAAGTAGATTTAACAACCGTCGTTCCATCTGCAGGAACAACAACTGGTGCGTTTGCTGGTGTATTCCAGTGGGGTCCAGCTGAATTTGCAAGACAAGTCGAAAATGAAGTTCGTCTTGTAGAAGTTTTTGGCAAACCAGACAATAACACTGCAGTTTCTTTCTTCACTTGTGCAAACTTCCTCAACTACGGTAATGATCTCCGTGTTGTTCGTGCAGTAAGCGCAACAAATACAAGAACAGCAACTGCATCAGGAAATACGACATTCTTAATCAAGAATGAAGATGAGTATTTCACAAATTACTACAGCGGTAACACCGCAAACACTGGCGCATGGACAGCAAGATATCCTGGCGCACTTGGCAACTCTCTCAAAGTTAGCGTTTGGGCAAATACAAACACAACGCACTTTGATGCGTGGGCATACAAAAATTATTTTGATTCTGCTCCAGGAACTTCTGCTTATGTTTCTGCAATTGGTGGTTCCAATGACGAAATGCATATCGCAGTCGTTGACGAAGACGGTCTCTTCACAGGAGCATCAGGAACGGTTCTTGAAACATTCCCATTTGTTTCAAAAGCAAGCGACGCAAAAGACAGCATCGGCAATTCAAATTATTACAAGGATGTGCTCTGGAGAAAATCAAAGTATGTCTATTGGACAGATCACCCAGATATCGCAAATACTTCAACAACATGGGGTACAACTGCAGCTGGTAAGACATATGCTCAACTTGTAAACGTTGCAGCAGTTTATGCAACTTCACTTTCTGGTGGTGCTGACGGTATCGTCGCTGCTGGAAATGTTCAAACAGGTTACAGCAAGTTTATTGACGCAGATCAAATTGATGTGTCACTAATTATGACAGGCGATGCCGCTCCAGCCACTGCACTTTACGCAATCAATAGCGTTGCAGAAGTTCGTAAGGACTCAGTAGCATTCGTATCACCTGCTCTTGCAAATGTAACTTCTTCAACACCTTCTGATGATGTTGTCAACTATCGTAAGAATGCACTTTCAAATGTGTCATCTTCTTATGCAGTAATGGATAGCGGCTGGAAGTATCAGTACGACAAGTACAATGATGTGTATCGCTGGATCCCACTCAATGGTGACGTTGCTGGTCTCTGTGTTCGCACAGACCTAGAAAGAGATTCATGGTTCTCACCTGCTGGATCTTCACGTGGTCAAATCAAAAATGTCATCAAACTCGCATACTATCCTGCAAAAGCAGACAGAGATACGCTCTATAAGAATGGCGTAAATCCTGTTGTGTCATTTGCTGGTGAAGGTACTATCCTATTCGGCGACAAGACAATGCTTTCAAAGCCAAGTGCATTCGATCGCATCAATGTTCGTCGTTTGTTTATTACTCTAGAAAAAGCAATTTCTCGCGCTGCAAAAGCACAACTCTTCGAATTCAACGATGAGTTTACAAGATCGCAGTTCGTTTCAATTGTTGAACCATTTTTGAGAACGGTGAAGGGTCGTCGTGGAATCACAGACTTCAAGGTTGTTTGTAACTCAACAAACAACACACCAGATGTAATCGATCGCAATGAGTTCGTTGGTGACATTTATGTCAAGCCTAATCGCAGCATTAATTTCATTCAACTTAACTTTGTTGCTGTTCGTACTGGTGTGTCCTTTGATGAAGTCGTTGGTAGATTCTAATAAATAATATAAAGTCAGGAGAACGCAATGCCTTTCAATATTACAGACTTTAAAGGAAACTTTCCATTCGACGGCGCACGTCCTAATCTATTTGAAGTCAACATTCCAGTGTTTGATCGCAAACTAGTTTTTACTGCAAAATCAGCGCAGCTTCCAGGATCATCACTTGGATCTATCGATATTCCTTATTTTGGTAGAATGATTAAAGTTGCTGGTAACAGAATATTTCCTGAGTGGACAATTACTGTTATTAACGACGAAGATTTCATAGCGCGAAATCAACTTGAAGAGTGGATGTCAAGAATTAATGGTCACGAAAGCAATCTTGCAGAAGCATTTTATAGCCAATATACATTTGACGCTGAAGTTTATCAGTTCGGAAAGCAAGGAAATATCTTAAAGACATATACATTTATCGATATGTTCCCAACAGATATTTCAGCAATCGAAGTGGGTTGGGATCAAAACGATCAGATCGAAGAGTATGCAGTGACATTCCAGTATCAGTACTGGACATCACCAGAAGTCTTCGTAGCCTAATTAATTCAATGAGCAGATCTCTCATCAATTTTATTAATAAAGTGAATAATATCACGAGAGCTATCAATAGCGTTAATTCTACTGTTCGTGCTGTAAAATCGCTGAGAAATCAATTTCGTGGTCCAAGCCGCCCACCACCCGTTGTTCGCCCTACAAGACCATCTGGTAGTTCAGTTTCCCAGCCTAACATTAAGCCTCTTGGTCTTTCGCAAATTGCAAGCACACCGACTGGTGGAAGAAACGTAAACAAGAGACCTGTGCGCCCTGCATCGAGGACAGAAGTTGGTCCGAACGGCAGATAATTTTTAATGTACAATTTGATTTTGTTATAATGGAGTAAACTATGGCAGGTATAAATTTATTTGGCTTTGAGATTTTACGCAAAAAGCCAGAAACTGATATTCAACCACAAATTACTGCACCCGTTTCTGACGATGGTGCTATTAATCTCAGTGCTGGTGGATATTTTGGAACATACCTTGATCTTGAAGCCAGTTTTAAGAATGAGACAGATCTCATCACTCGCTATCGCGAGATGGCATTACAGCCAGAGCTTGAATCAGCAATTGATGAAATTGTAAATGAAACAATCGTGCACGACGTTGCTGGCAAATCAGTTACAATAATTCTAGACGATCTAGATCAACCAGAAGATATTAAAGAAGCGATTCGCGAAGAATTTAAGCATGTTTTAAAACTTCTTAACTTCTCAAATGATGGATCTGGTCTTTTCCGTGACTGGTACATTGATGGAAGATTATTTTTCCAAGTGCTCGTTGATCGTGCGCAACCGCAATTAGGCATTCAAGAACTTGTTTACATTGATCCAAGAAAGATCAAAAAAGTTCGCACAGTCAATAAGAAAAAAGATCCACGCACAGGCGCAGAAGTTGTTGCTGGCATGCAAGAATTCTATGTGTTCAATGATAAAGTCACAACACAAGGTCAAACAACTGTTACCACAATTTCTGACAGTGCTGTTAAAATTGCAACTGATGCAATCGTGAATATCAATTCTGGTATTCTAGATCCAAAACGTCAAATGGTTTTGTCTTACCTTCACAAGGCAATCAAGCCCCTCAACCAGCTCCGAATGGTTGAGGACGCTGTTGTCATCTATCGTTTAAGTCGTGCTCCAGAACGTCGTGTGTTTTATATCGACGTTGGCAATATGCCACGACTTAAAGCAGAACAATATTTGCGCGACTTTATGACAAAGTTCCGCAACAAAGTTGTCTATGATAGTTCAACTGGAGAAGTCAAAGACGATCGTAAGTTTATGTCAATCATGGAAGACTTCTGGATTCCTCGTCGCGGCGAAGGTCGTTCAACAGAAATCACTACGCTTCCTCCAGGACAAAATCTTGGTGAGATGACAGATGTTAAGTATTTTGAACAGAAACTTTATAAGTCATTAAACATTCCAATCACTCGTCTTGAAGCAGGACAAGGCTTTATGCTTGGTCGCTCACAAGAAATCACACGCGACGAAGTAAAGTTTAATAAGTTTATTGGAAAACTCAGAGCCAAATTCAGCGTTCTATTCGATGAACTCATGGAACGCCAATTGGCTCTAAAGGGTATTGCTTCTGTTGATGAATGGAGGGATCTCCGAGAAAAGATTCACTATGACTTCCTCAAGGACAATAACTTCTCAGAACTCCGCGAAGCAGATTTAATGACTGCAAGAATGCAGCTGTTAGTGCAGGTTGAGCAGTTTACTGGAAGATATTTCTCCAAGTCATGGGTACAAAAACATGTATTGCATCTGGATGAAGAAGAAGTTGATAAGATCAAGATGCAACTAGAAACCGAACGTATGGAAGAGCAGCAAGAAGCCATTACAAAGGCTCAAGAAGAAGCCGTGATGAATCAACAAATTATGGCGATTCAGGCTCAATATGCTCCTCCACAAGCAGTAGCGGCACCTGAACAGGCTACAGCAGAACAACAAGCTGCTGCACAACAGCAGCCACAACAATAATTATCTAAATATTGGAGTAGTCTATGAATAGTGAATCTTTAATTAATGCGATCTTTGCAAAAGACGGCGAATTAGCAGCAGATGCTTTCCAAGGTGCGCTCGCAGGTAAAATTGCTGATGCGCTTGAAGTAAAAAAAGTAGAAATTGCATCAAACTTCATTTCCGCTCCAGCTGAAATGGAAATGGATGCTGCTCCAGCAGAAGTTTCTGTTGAAGCACCAACAGAGGCAACAGTAGAAGCATAATGGATTCAGAGAATATTGACAATGTAGAACTCAATGAGGCAGCACCTCAAAAGAAACCGAATATTAAACAACATATTCGGAATCGTGTTACATTAATTAAAACTAGACTCAAGTTACCTGTAAGTGTCTCACTAGCTGCAGATGCAGTTTCTGATTATGTTGAGAATTTACAAAAAAATCCAAAACTTACACACTATAATGTTTTGCAAAAATTAAACACTCAAAAACGAACTGCTGTTTCTCAGATCAGTTCTGCTGTTCCAATTCCAACAATATTAAACGCATCAGATGGTCAATTGCGCCGTGTGTTGCGTGATGTTGTAAAGGAAGAAAAACAAAATTTAAACGAAGCAGCATTTGTGCCGCCAGCAGTTCTTGTTTTACAACGTCAAGCAATTCGCATGTTCCCGAATGGACAAAGAGTTGCTATGTATACTGACAATAAATATGGTTTAACATTTCCTATTCCATATGATCAATCTGGTACAGGATTTGGCGCTGTGAGTACGATGGGCTCTGGTCCAGTAAATTCTATGAAAGGATATGTAAACGAAGAATTTGTTCCAGTTGTATTTGCCTCTGGCGAAGAAATTCAAGTAGAAAAATCTACAATGAATAAAATCAATGAGGTATATCATTCATTAAACGAAGAAAATAAAACAAAATTAAATGATATGATTCTAGAAAGTAAAGATTCATTCGAAAAAGTAAAACAATTTGCACTTTTAATTAAATGAAACCAGCACCAGAAAAATTCGAAGACCGTAAAGGATCCAATTATGAATTGGGTAGGGATCGCTCATCACGTCCGTCTGAGAATGAAATGAAATTTGTTGATCGCAAAGAAGAACAACAAAGAAAAAAATATGGTGTTAAACCAACAGATACGAACATCGATGTTGCAAATCTTGTTGCACGCGATGTTCTTGCAAATGTAATCAAAGAAGAGCCATCACAAGAAGCACAACAAATGACAAAACCTGATGATGACTTCGATGAAGAAGAAAAGAAAAAAGAAGATAAAATTTTTGATCCAAAAGAAGAATTAAGAATTAAGATGATGCAGTATTTAAATCCACGCATTCTCAAATCAAAAGAATTAAAAGATTACATGAAGCGCACGAATGTAAATGAAGCAATTGGCGCAAGACTTAATGATATCGCAACAGAAAAATTAGATCTCTATAAGAAAGCAATTGCAATTAATGCTCCAGTAGAACTCAATGAGCGCATTAAAGCAAATAAAGAAAAATCAAAGAATGTCGCAAGACAAATTGGTGCAAATGCATTTATAAGTAGAAAAGTAGACACCATGCAGTCACCATTGATTGCTGGACGCGAAGTGATGTCAAATCCCGAAATAAGTTCACAACAAGTTTCGGATCTGTATAACAAACTTCCAAATCCACTTGAAAAATCTCCAGCAACAATGGTTGCAGACCATCAAGCACTTCACACATTACATGAAGGTGTTGGACCAAAGATACCAGAAATTACAATCAAAACGAAACGACCAGAACGTCCACTTCGTGACATGAAATTGCGTGAAGTTCCAAAAGCAATTTTGAAAGGTGCTGGTAATGTTGTTCGAGGTGCTGCCAATAAAATTGGTGATGCGACATTAGGTGATGTTGTGGATAATATGATATTGCTACCTCATCGCCCAAGTTCTTATTACAAAAATCTTATTGACGTATATAAAAAGAAAAAAAACTCCGAGAAACCACTTCCACCATGGAAACGTCCAATGGCACCTATGCCAGGAGTACAAGCACCAAATGAACAGCCAGCACTAATGCCTGCTGCTCCTGATAGACCTCGCGGTGGGCGTGGAAAACAAAAAAGTGGACTTCCTGTGCAACAATTTGCTGAGGAGACTGAACAACTTGACGAAGCAAAAAGAAATCCAAATGTGATCAAACAAGGTCGCACAAAGATTGTAAAGGCTCGTGTTCGCGGTGGAAAGGTTCAAAGAAGAAAGAAACTTTCTGCAGTTAAAGGTTTTACAGTTCGTGGTGGTAAGTTGAAGCGCATGTCTATGGCTGAAAGACTCCGCAGAAAACGCGGACAGCGTCGTGGTAAGATTAAGAGAAAGGCAAAGATGGCACGTGCTCTTATGAGAAGAAAAAGATCAATGAGAAGACGTGCTTCTCTTGGATTAAAGGAATAGAAACATGAAACTTATTACAGAAACAGTCGAAGAAGTAAAGTTGATCACCGAAGAAAACAACGGTGTTAAGACTCTATACATTCAAGGTCCATTTCTTGTCGCCGAGACAAAGAATCGCAATGGTCGTTCATATCCAGTTACAGTCCTCGAAAACGAAGTAAATCGCTATATGAAGGAATATGTGGATAAGAATCGTGCTTTCGGCGAACTTGGACATCCAGAGTCTCCAACGATTAATCTAGAGCGCGTCTCTCATATGATTACGAATATCTCCAGAAACGGTAATATTTTTGAGGGTAAGGCTAAGATTCTTGATACACCAATGGGTAAGATCGCAAAGAATCTAATGGAAGCGGGGGCTACTCTTGGAGTATCTTCACGTGGTATGGGTTCACTTAAAATGATTGATGGCGTAAACGTCGTGCAACCAGACTTTTACCTTGCAACGGCTGCAGATATTGTTGCAGATCCTTCTGCTCCTGGTGCTTTTGTACAGGGAATCATGGAAGGAAAGGAGTGGGTCTGGGATAACGGAATGGTCAAAGAAGTAAACATTAACGAATACTACGATCAAATTAAAACAGCAAAACAGAAACAACTAGATGATATCTCATTGAAGATCTTTGAGAACTTTTTGTCAAAGTTGTAAGTTTTATAAATAATATTACCGTTTCAGGAGTTTTAAATGGGTCACAAAACATTACACGAATCAGCAGCAGAAATTCTTGCGGCTTCGGTTGCAAATGCTGGAAGAGAACCACTTCCAATGGCTGCTATGATGAACCCACCTGCAGATCTTGGTGGTGAGATGGCATCAGGTGACGTAGTTTCTCCTGGTGCCGCAACAGCACAACAAGTAATGCCTGCAGAAAAGCCAGGACAAGCTGGTGCTCCTGCCGAAGCAATTAAGCAACTTCCTGTTGAAGGCGAAGAAGCCGAAGAAAAAGAAGAATCAGAAGAAGGCGAAGAAGAGCAGAAAGATCCAAACAAACTCATGGAAAGCCTTATTGCTGAACACGGTGCAGAAATGATTCTAGAAAATCTAATCACTGAATACGGTGATCATCAGATTTTCACTTTAATCATGGAAGAATATGTTTCAGAGTATGGTGAAGATCTGGTTTCAGAAAAATTCGGCGAAACACTCGTTGAACAATATGGTGAAGAAGCCGTTGCTCAATTCATAGTTGAAAACGTTGTCGCTGAATTCCACGAACAAGAATTTACAGACGAAGAATTCCAATCACTATCAGAAAGTTCAGAAGCATTCATTACTGAAATGCAAACTCTTTCTGAAGAAGAATTTGATGATTATATTGCCAATCTCTCAGAAGAAGAATTCGTTGCAGCAATTCAACTCTCTTCTCTTAACGAAGAATATCTTGTTGAGTTCCTTAAGAAGATTAAAAAAGCAGTTAAGAAGGGTGTGAAGGCAGTCGGTAAAGTTGCCAAGAAAATCATTAGGCATCCACTATTCAGTACAGTTGCTTCTTTCGCGCTTCCAGGCGTCGGCACCGCACTTGGTGCATTAGGTGGTAAACTTGCAAGCACTGCAGTTGGTAAAGCAGTCGGCGCAGTTGGTTCGAAACTTGCTTCAAGTGCACTCGGTAAGGGTGTTGCTGCTCTCGGTAAGACTGCGATTGGTAAAGTAGTTAAAGGCGTTGCAGGTGATGCAATTAAGAGTGGTATTGGCAGCAAACTTCAAGGTGGTAGTTTCTCACAAGGCGCAAAGGCTGGTGCACTCGGTTCAGTAACTGGTATGGCAGGAAATGCACTCGGAAGAGGAATCAGTAACTTAACTGGCTCACAAGCAGCAGGTGATCTTGCATCAAACGTTGCTCAAGCAAAATTGTCTGGTGGCAGCGGAACAAAAGCAACTGTTGATACATTAACTCGCGGAAGCGATGAAGGGCAAGAAACAGCAGCAGATGATCAAGAAGAAAGAGTTGCTGCAGCACCACCACCAGCACAAAGAACACAAGTACGACAAGCAGCTGCTCAAGATGACAATGAAGCAGATTATGCAGATAGTTGGAGAATTCGCAGAGGTCCACAAAGAAGACAAGTTGCCGAAGAAGCAGAAGAATTATTAAATCATCTTTCTTCTCTCAATGAAGAACAACTTTCATCATTTGTTGATCAATTGTCTGATGAAGATGTAACATTGATTGCTGACATTCTTGAAGAAAATGCAATTGTTACAGCTGGAAATCGAATCCTTCGTGGTCCAAAAGCAACAAAACTAACACCAAAAGAAAAGGCTGGTGCCACAACAGTGCGAAATACTAACACAGCACGCAATGCAGCACTTGGTG